TGTTATGACTATGATGATGACTATATCATGATTTCTAAAGAAGGTTCTGGCCGACTATTCCGGTTTATTATTGCCGAGAATAGGATAATTCCGTGGAGTGCGTTAATTTACCCGAACGGGAATGCTATTGTTGGTGATAAGATGTGGACGAAGAAATATGTGGATGGCAACGTGACCATTAAATGGGTTTATCATATGTTGCACACCGGAACGCTACTATTTAGGTGTATGATGATCGATTAGGGCAGTCAATAACCCCACGGCTAAAGCCGGGGGTATCCGTGGCGCAAAATTGATGAAAGGCCTATTTCATTAGGTAATAATTAGCGATTGCACGGCGCTTAAACCGTGCTCTATGATTGTGTAGCTCAATGGTAGAGCAACCGGCCTTTAACCGGGAGGTTGATAGTTCGAGTCTATCCACATTCACCATTCTGGTCGCCGCAAGGCGGCCTTTTTAGTATCCAAAATGATGTAAATGAGGTGTTGAAATGGGTCGCAAGACAAAACAGAACAAAATTACGAGTCCGGAATTACTGGCTCAAGTGAATAAGGAGAATTTGAGGCTCATCGATGACTTCCTCGCCTATTTGCGCTCGGTGCAACGTTCGGAAGAAACAATTGCGGGTTACAAATCTGATCTTCGCATCTTTTTCGTATGGGTTTTAAATAATGCCGACAATAAGACTTTTTGCAATATTAATAAACGTGATATTGCGCGATTTCAGGCGTATCTAGATGGAGAAAATGAAAATTCCCCGTCAAGAATCCGCAGATTAAAAAGCGCAGTTAGCTCTCTTTCTTTATATGTTGAAAATATGTGCGAGGATATTTATCCAGGATTTAAAAATATCGTGCGGAAGGTTGAGAATCCGGCCAATGCTCCAGTTCGGAAAAAGACGATATTCGATGATTCGCAAATTGAGACGTTGCTCAACCATTTTTCAGAAGCTGGTCAACATCAGAAGGCCTGCGCGGTTGCGCTTGCAATATTCTCCGGTTCTCGCAAAGGTGAGCTGCCTCGCTATAAAGTGGACTACTTTGCAGATGCCAACATTGTTTTTGGATCTCTTTATAAAACGCCGGAGACCATAAAAACCAAAGGTCGTGGTAAAAATGGAAAGCAACTTAATCGCTACGTCCTTGCTTCTGGTTTTAAACCATATTTTGATGCATGGATGAAGCAACGCGAAGAGCTTGGAATTAAAAGTGAGTGGCTTCTAGTTTCTCAGAATGAGGATGGCTCTTACGGACCACTTGGAATTAATACGCTGAATAGCTGGGCAGAAACCTGTTCTAGCGTTCTCGGAATTGACTACTATTGGCACGCCGGCAGGCATATGTTCGTGTCTAGGCTTTTACGACTTGGGTTGCCCGACTCTGTAGTGCAAACAATAATGGGTTGGTCAAATGCTGAAATGATACGTGTCTATGATGACAGACCACAAGATGAGACGCTTGGCCAATATTTCAAAGACGGAGAAATTGTCGCAAAATCTGCAAAATTAACAGATTTGTAAGCTATATTTGCCAATAAAACGGCGATTTCATTAACATGCAAATTATTATCTAACACTGAGTAGTGTTACTTGACAAAAAGGATGTGAGCACTTGCCACCCAAGAAAATTGAGGCCGCTACGACGAGCGCAGACCACGAATTTAAATGTCTGCGCTGTAACGCGGTACACCCAAACCCGTCGATTTCATTTTATAAGTCGCGCTGGTCTCCTAAATTCGAAGCAAATGATGGCTATGCTCCTCTGTGCCGAAAGTGCGTCGACGAATTGCTCGACACATTTTCGCGCAGATATAAAGATGAGCGTAAGGCCGTGATACTTATCTGCCACTATCTTGATGTTTACTTCTCTAATGCACTTTACGACTCGGTTCTGGAAAAGAACTCCGGATTTGTTATTGGCCATTACCTGCGCACATTGAATGGAGCCCAGTATAACAATAAAAACTTCGGCACAACCATTCTTGAAGGCGAGCTCAATAAGACACGAGAAAACATCGAAGACGAAAAAGAAGATAAATGGCCTGCCGTTGACCGTCAAAATCGCGACGACACCATCGATATTGTTGGTTACGATCCTTTTGAGGGGTATCCGGCCGTCGACCGGCGCTTCCTCTTCTCTGAGTTAGTTAAATACTTTGGCGAGGACGATCTGGCGGACGATCAGTATAAATTGTCGCAGATTATCCAAATTGTGATCAATAATAACCAGATTCGTCGGTGTGACGTTCGTATTTCGCAGCTCGACCAGGTGGTCGACATAAACGAGATCAAAGATCTCGCCGACCTCAAATCTAAAATCGTAACTGCTAGTAACAACATCGCAAAGGAAAACGAGATATCTGTCAAGAATCGCTCAAACAAAACTGTCGGTAAGTCAACCCTTACCTATTTAATGCGCGAGATGCGCGACAAGGATATCAAAGAGGTTGAGACCAACTTTTACGAAATGCTTCGCTCGGAGGGCGCCCAGTGGGCCGCCAATCAATCTCTCTTGGCTATCCGCCAGAATGCCATGTTTGACGACAATGATGTTTTGGATATCGTGGATAACCAGAGAGAAACGATTATTAATCAGCGCGCGCAAATTGATGATCTGCTCGAGAAGATCCGTCTGCTCAAGTTAGATAATTTACGTATCGCCACCGGCGAAACCGACGGCGGTGATGCTGATGGCTAAGTATGCGTCCGACAAGAAACGCATCTACATCACAGAAGCTCGCCGGCGTGTTTACGAGGGCGATGCGCGCACGATTCAATTTTATCGCAACAACCCTGTGCTTGCGGCGAAAGATCTTCTTGGCATCAATTTGACTGATGCCCAGAAGTACATTCTGCAAAATACGTGGGTCAGCACACATGCGGCGTGGGCTTGCTGCCGAAACTTCGGTAAGAGTTTTATCGCGTCGGTGTTCATGGTGCTGAAAGCGATCCTGTTCCCCGATCAGTCGATCTATATCATCAGCTCGGTTGGTGACCAGGCAAAAGAAACATTCACTAAGATTGAGGAGATTGCGCTTCGTATGGGTCGCACGTCTGCCTCGATCAAGTCTCTCAAGGACATCCTTATTGGCGAAACGGTCAAGAATCCGACCAACAAGACGGGGTTTTCCCATCCAGTTGGCGGCTACGAGGTCAACTTCTACAACGGCAGCGCAATTTACACGTTGAACAGTAAGCCAGACAACGCGCGTTCACGTCGTGCAACACTCGTTTTTGTTGACGAAGCGGCATTCTGTGCTCCGGATCTTCTGGCTGTTACTGCAGCATTTGCTGCCCAGGAGATGGACTTCGTGACGAGTGTCGCTGACGACTTCGATCCCGAATTGATTCCGCGTCAGTGTCCAACTCAAATCGTGTATGCGTCCTCGCAAGATACGACCGATACGGTGTTCTACAAGTATTACAAGGACTATGCGAAGCGCATGGTGGCCGGCGACATCTCATACTTCGTCTGTGACATGAACTGTGAAGTTGGCATCCAAACATATATGGATGGAAAACCGTACGCCGCAATTATATCTCGGTCCGTTGTTGAGTCTGAAATGGCGTCCAACAAGGATAAGGCATTGCGCGAATACTACAACCGGCCTAGCGCGGATACTTCGGAGTCTCAAATCATAAAATGGGCAAACATCCGCTCATCGGAAAAGTTTTCTCTTCCTATTATGAGTTGGATCCCGCAGTCGAAGTTCGTACTCGCGTTCGACCCTGCCCGTACCGTCGATAACTCGATTCTGTCGGTTATGAACCTGGTCGAGGATCCGGAGCTCGGATTGTGTGGCGATATCGTCAACTGCGTCAACTTCATCGATAGAGCGACGCGCGGCAAGTATAAGCTCAACTCAAATGCTCAGCTTGACGAAATACGCAAGCTGATTCTTTTGTATAACGGGCCGTATCCAGATTATGAGTATATTGACTCACTAATTATTGATGCGGGCGCCGGCGGATCCGGTATGTCGACCTACGCAGACGGTCTGCTCAACGAGTGGACGGACTCCTATGGTAAAAAACATCATGGACTTATTGATAAGAGCCACGATGTTTATAAGACGCTCATTGCCAAGTACCCAGATGCGATTGATAGGCTTAAACTGGTTAATCCTCGCGGTATGCGCACGCAGATGTTCGAAGAGCTCATCGAGCTTATGCAGCTCGGCGTGATTCGCTTCCCGTACGAGTATAACAACCAGGACTTTATCCGCATCTCGGATGGGCAAGATCCGGCGACTGGCGAGGAAAAATACCATTCATATGAAGTCTCTATTGATGAGGCGGCCGCATTGGCGTCAATCGACATCATGAAAGCTGAAATTACGAGCATTCACCGTTATAAAAATGCGGAGAACACATCTATTTCTTATGCTCTGGCTAAGGAAAAAGAAAATCGTATGCACGACGATAGAGCGTATACTCTTGCTCTACTTGCGCACCGGCTTTATGAGCTGCGGCGCGCCCGGGCAATGAGCATTCAGTCAAGCAATAGCGAAGACTTGAACAGTCTATTCTCGTTCCGCGCACCAAAAACAAAAAAAACAGGAGGTGGATTCATTGCCTAGTAAAACTCCTAAGCCGCCCGCCATATCATCGGCGGAGGCCAGTAAGGAATTTGAGTTTGGAGATATGTTTACCGGGCGCGGACAATTATTCGCCTCCGCGTTAACAAAGATACTTTTGCGAGACCTGAACAATCCGGCAAAATCATCGACATTCTATCAGTATACACGGGAACAAATCTCGACATTTATCAAAAACCCAGCGACAAACGCTGCTCAACTACGCAATGCTGTCGTTAATTTGTACAATGCTAGTGGTCATTTTCGTAGAATTATTAACTATTTTGCGAGTCTGACTGATTTCTCGTATGTTGTATCGACTGCTGACATCAGTGAGAGTGTTAATCCGGAAGACTTGTCCGACAAATACGCGAAGACCCTCGCGTTCCTTGCCGGCTCCAATCTGAAGGCGCAGTTGCCCGACGTGTTGATCACGTGCTTCCGTGAGGACACATACTTCTGCACTGCTTGGGTCAATAAGGACGGACTTGTATTACAGCAACTTCCGTCCGACTACTGTCAAATTGCGTCATCTGATGGCGGCGTATATAACGTGAGCTTTAATTTTCAGTATTTTGATGCATACGAAGCTGAGCTACCGTTCTACTCTCCGGAATTTACAACCAAATATAACCAGTATAAGGCCGACACTCAGAATGCGTGGCTAGAACTTGACGCTCCGAATTCGTTTGCAATCAAGTGCAACTCGGATATCCCGGAATACGCAGTTCCGCCGCTGATTGGCATTTTGCGTGAGGTTTACGACCTCGAAGATTATAAGGCCCTCAAGATCACTAAAACTGAACTTGATAACTATGCGCTTTTGGTTATGAAGCTTGGCACCAATACTAATGGCGAGTGGATGCTCGACTTTGATACGGCTAAAAAGTTTTGGAACAATCTGGACGGCGTCTTGCCAGAACAAATTGGGTCCGTATTATCTCCTATGCCGATCGAAAAGATTGGTTTTGGAGATAGTGGAAAGGCCGACTCGGACAAAATTAGCGAAGCAGAAGCCCACTTGTGGGCAGATGCCGGCGTAAGTGGGCAGATTTTTTCGTCTGACATCACGGCGTCAAGATCTCTTGAAATTAGCATTGCGGCCGACCAGGCTATGACATGGAAGGTTGTTCAGAGCATTGGAATGGCGTTGAACCGCATCCTTATGGCACAGTCGTTTTCAAAGATGTTTCGACTCGTCTTTTTAGATGTGAGCCGGTTCAATCGCGACGAGTATGCAACTATGTTGATGAAGACGACGCAGTACGGCTTCCCCACTGCCTCTCTGGTTATGGCAACCATGGGTGTGGAGCCGCTGTATATGTCGGGGTTGAATATGTTGGAAACGCAAGTGCTGAAACTGCAGGATAAGTTTATTCCGTTTCGGAGTGCGAATACATCTCCGGCTGCCGGTAGTGATACTGGCGGTGCTCCAGCACTGGATGATACGGCAATTTCTGACGAGGGCGAGCGGACTCGCAACAAAAAGTAGGTAAATATGAAAAAATTCTTGATGGTGAGCGGCAATGCTGCTCGAGACGCAATGATCGAACGTGGATTTAGGCTCGTGACGCAGTCGAGAGACGAGGTCGACGCCTACTATTGGTTCGAGAATCGGATTGATTTCAGTTTTTCCGACATTGCAGACCTCCCAATAGTTCAAACAAATCAACTATTCGTATAGCGCCCCTAGCGGGGCTTCTTTTTTTTAGTGAGTTTTCGATGAAAGGAGGTGAATAGATAGATGGCAAAAAAGTTTCTCAAACTCGCTGCAACCTATACTGTGGACAACTCCTACGATTCCGACAAGTTCCTTAAGCTCCGTATTCGCGTTATGCACGATGGAGCGAATGTGAACGGCAGTCGTTTTGCCGTTGAGAGTATGCGAGATGCGGAAGAGTCAATTAAGAATGTTCCTATTCTGGCCAATGTTGTTTTTGATGCGGATGGCAAACCGGATTTTGGCGCGCACGACCGCGTTGTGGTCAAAGATGCGCTTAACGATAGTCAGTATCGCATTATCTACAAGGAAGCGCCGGTCGGCGTTATACCTGAGCAGAATAATTACGTAATCGAAGAATTTGACGACCGTAACTACGTATACGTGGACGGCTATATTTGGCGCGGTTACTCCAATTACGCGGCAGATTTGCTCGAAGAGAATGGAGGCACTGATATCTCGATGGAAATCGAGGTTGACGAATGCGAATTCTCCGAAGCAGACAAGGTTCTCGACATAACGAAGTGGAGATATACCGGCATTACTTTGCTGGGTAAGAAATTCAAGCCCGGCATGGCGAAAGCGGCAGCTAAAACATCTAAATTCACCGCAAGTGAACGCGATGAACAGCTGATGCGAATGCTTCTTGATTTCCAAGAAGATTTCAACAGAGTCTACGTCGAGGCTGACAAGGAAGGTGAAGACAGTATGGCTA